TTGAAGTATGAAGAGCGCAGTGAACCTTGGCAGGGAGCTTGTGGAGTTACGCATCCGCTGTTAATGGAGAGCGCAGTTAAGTTCCAGTCCGAGACAATCATGGAGACATTCCCGGCGGCTGGCCCGGTGAAGACTGTAATCCTCGGCAAAGAGACTATCGAGAAGAACGAAGCCTCAGTCCGAGTTGCCGCCGACATGAACTACGAACTGACTGAGGTCATGCGGGAATACAGACCTGAACATGAGCGGCTTCTGTTAAGTCTGTGTCTGTCAGGCAACGCCTTCAAGAAGATTTACTTTGACCCGTCGATGGATCGGCAGACAGCGGTTTACATCCCTGCGGAAGACATCATTGTTTCTTATGGCACAGCTAATCTGGAAAGCGCAGAACGCGTAACACACCGGATGCGAAAGACCAAGAATGAGTTACGCCGGTTGCAGGTAGCCGGGTTCTACCGTGATGTTGATCTTGGTGACCCTATTGTAATAATGGACGAGGTGGAGAAGCAGAAGGCAAAAGATCAAGGGTTTGCAGCCACGGTAGATAACCGTTTCCAATTGCTGGAGATGCATGTTGACCTTGATCTGGATGGTTATGCTGATGAAGACGAAGACGGGGAAGCTACAGGTATAGCCCTGCCTTATGTAGTAACAATGGAGAAAGGCACTAACACGATACTGGCTGTACGGCGTAATTGGCTTGAGGATGACAAACTTAAAGCTCGCCGCCAGCACTTCGTGCATTACGGATACATCCCCGGATTTGGGTTTTATTACTTCGGGCTGATACATCTGATCGGTGGACATGCGCGAGCAGCCACATCCCTTATTCGTCAGCTAGTAGATGCTGGCACATTGAGTAACCTTCCCGGCGGGTTAAAGGCGCGTGGACTTCGCATCAAAGGAGATGACACCCCTATCTCCCCCGGCGAATTCCGTGATGTTGATCTGCCGAGTGGCGCGATAAGGGACAACATACTGCCCCTGCCATACAAGGAGCCTAGCCAAGTCTTGGCTGCGCTGATGGATAAGATTGTTGCGGACGGTCAGAGGTTTGCAGCTACAGGTGATTTGAAGGTCAGTGATATGTCGGCACAGTCCCCAGTTGGGACTACGTTGGCAATATTGGAGCGGATGTTGAAGGTGATGAGCGCTGTACAGGCGCGGATTCACTATTCGATGAAGCAGGAGTTCAAGTTGCTTGCGGGAATTATCCGTGACAACACCCCAGAAGAATACGACTACGAGCCGGAAGTTGGTAGCAAGAAAGCTAAGAAAGCCGACTACGACATGGTGGATATCATCCCTGTGTCCGATCCTAACGCTTCAACGATGAGTCAACGTGTTGTTCAGTTCCAAGCTGTGCTTCAGTTGTCTGCTGGCGCTCCGCAGATATATGACTTGCCCTATCTCCACCGGCAGATGATTCAAACGCTGGGCGTGAAAAACGCAGAGAAGATTGTCCCTGACAAGACGGACATGAAACCAGTTGACCCCGTTTCTGAAAACATGAATTTGATGAATGGCAAACCGGTAAAAGCCTTCCTGTTGCAAGACCATGAAGCCCACTTGGGCGTTCACATGGCTGCTTTGCAAGACCCCAAGATTCAGAAGATTCTGGGGCAGAACCCGCAGGCACAGGCTATTGGGGCTGCGAGTATGGCGCATGTCATGGAGCATGTGGCGTTCCAGTACCGCAAAGAAATTGAGAAACAACTTGGAGCCGCACTTCCCCCAATGCAGGAAGAAGGCATGGAAGCAGAAGATCGCACGTTGCCGCCTGAGATTGAGGTGCAGTTGTCGCAGCTTGCAGCACAGGCAGCAGCAAAACTCTTGCAGAAGAACAGCGCAGAAGCACAACAGCAACAGGCGCAACAACAAGCACAAGACCCGTTGATGCAGATGCAGCAGAAAGAACTTCAAATTAAAGAGAGTGAAGTGCAGCGTAAAGCAGCGAAAGATCAAGCTGATAGCACGTTTAAACAGCAAGAGCTTCAGCTTAAAGGGACTGAGATTCAAGGTCGCCAACAGATAGATGCGGCGAAGCTGATGGCTGATTCTCAGAAGCACCAGACTTCTTTAACCCAACAGCAAAGCATGGCGCAGGATCGGTCTAGTGCTGAAGCGGCTAGGCATTCTAAAGATAAGGTTCTTGACTACACAAAGCATCGTGAGCAGCTAGACCAACAGCGGCGGCAGCAAATGGAAGCGGCGCAAAGAGAGTCTCTTATGCAAGCGCAGCAGAAAGCAAAGGAACCTATTAAATGAGTTTCTCCACGCCATTTGATTACATCAAAACAAAACTTGATGAGCGGCGCACAGAAATAGAACAGCACTTAGGTCGTGGTGCTGCGAAAGATTACAGCGAGTATCAAAAACTTTGCGGAGTCATTCAGGGTCTGGATTTTGCAAAGGAATTAGCCCAAGACCTGCAAAAGAGAATGGAGAAAGATGACGATGACTGAGATACCGCAAGAAGAAGTTAAAGCCAAGCAGATGCCAGTTCCATCAGGGTTTCATGTTCTATGTATGGTTCCTGAGATTAAAGACGAGTTCGAGAGTGGCATTGTTAAAGCTGACGTTACAAAAACTTATGAGGAACGGTTGACCACGGTGTTGTTTGTCATGGCACTCGGCCCTGATTGTTATAAGGATGCGGTTCGGTTTCCGTCTGGCGGATGGTGTAAAGAAGGTGATTTTGTTTTGGTGCGCCCTAATACTGGGTCGCGGCTGAAAATTCATGGACGGGAATTCCGTCTTATCAACGACGACAATGTCGAGGGTGTTGTTCAAGACCCCCGTGGCATAGCTCGCGCATAGGAGAATCAAATGGCTGAAGAAGCATATAAGTTCCCTGACGAAGGCTCCACTGTAGAAGTGGAGGTAAGCCCGGAGGTCGAGGTTGAGGTCGTAGACGATACGCCTGAAGCAGACCGTAACCGGGAGCCACTGCCACAAGCAATGGTGGATGAGCTAGAAAAGGATGATCTGGCTGAGTATTCCACTAAGGTGAAGCAGCGTCTGGGTCAGATGAAGAAGGTCTGGCATGACGAGCGCAGGGCTAAAGAGTCAGCCACGCGTGAGCGGGAAGAAGCCGTTACTGTAGCCCAGCGATACATTGCTGAGAACAACGCGCTTAAACAAAGGCTGGGCGCTGGCGAGAAAATGCTTATAGGTGCGGTTACTAAGACCGCCACAGATGAGCTTTCTGCGTCCAAACAGAAGTTAAAAGAGGCTTATGAGGCTGGTGATGCTGACGCAATTGCTGATGCACAAGAGGCGATGACGGACGCAAAATTCAAACTCCGTGATTACCAAAGTTATAAACCTACTTTACAAACCCAAGAAACTGGGGTAGAACGCAATCAACAGGCACAAGCACCACAGCAAGTCGTTGATCTCAAGGCAGAAACTTGGCGTCAAAAGAATACTTGGTTTGGTGTTGATGAGGAGATGACAGCCCTCGCACTGGGTCTGCACGAAAAACTTGTCAAGGAAGGTGTTGATACGACTAGCGATGCGTATTACAACCGACTGAACAGTACGATAAGAAAGCGATTCCCTGAATACTATGAGGGGGATCAAACGGAATCGACGGGCAGGCCCGCGAACCGCAAAGCAGCCAATGTAGTTGCTCCAGCCACGCGTAGCACCGCGCCAAACAGAGTGCGACTTACACAGACGCAGATGGGTCTAGCGAAGAAATTCGGTCTTACCCCTGAAGCCTATGCGCGTGAAGTAATCAAATTGGAGAACACAAATGGTTGATGCTAATAATCGTAATGATCGTGAACAAGAAAATCGTGCAGCAACGCAACGCGCAAAGCGTTGGGAGCAGCCAACTGGACTGCCCACTCCTCAACCGGAAGAAGGGTATTCGTTCAGGTGGGTACGGACATCTTTGCTGGGTCAATTTGACCCGACGAATACGTCTGCAAAATTCCGTGAAGGTTGGGAACCTGTAAAAGCGGAGTCGCAACCGCACATGCATGTCTTCTCTGATCCTAACAGCAAGTTTAAAGGCAATATCGAGATTGGCGGGCTTTTACTGTGCAAAATTCCTAAAGAATTCATGGAGCAACGCGCAGCATTCTATAACAAAGCGTCCGCAGATCAGATAAAAGCCGTCGATAACAGCTTTATGCAGTCCAACGATGCGCGTATGCCTCTCTTTAGTGAGAAGAAAACCGCTGTTTCGTTTGGTCGTGGAAATTCTTAACTTATATATCAGGAGTCCTTAATGGCTTATCCTACTGTTTCAGCACCCTACGGGCTAATCCCCGTAAATCTGCTGGGCGGACAGGTTTTTTCCGGTTCAACTCGGCAAATTCC